CCTGACCATAGCCATAGTTTCTTTTAAACTCCTCTATGTTATCTACACCTTTTGACAACAAATTATTACCTAATTCTTCTTTATGTCTTTTTATTTGATTCTTAATCGCTTGTAGTAGTTTTTCCATTTACCATTTCTTTCAGTTTATTAAGAGCATCATCAAATGATGCATTTAATTTTTTAGATGCTAATACAAATTGTTTTGGTTTAACTAAACTTATTGATATTTTTTTATTTTCTAAAAACTTTTTAGCTTGTCTTATTTCTTCAGCTTTAATAGCCATATTACTTATCACGTTTTGCAATTCGAGAAGCTGCCTCCACTATCTTAGCTTTCACTTCAGCATCTTTTCTAGCTTGTTGTCTCTCATTAGTTTTAACACCTTCTTCAAATCTTGCTTTACGAATATTTAATTCTTCTTTTTTCATTTGAAGATTAGCCATTTTCTCTTGCATATCCATTTGCATCTGTTGTTGCTCTGGACTTGGTGGCATACTACCCATTAAATTTTGTGCCGCTTGCGCTGCTGCAGCTGCAATTCTATTTTCTTGCTCAATTGGAAGTGGTTTATTCTCTTTATCTAAAAATTCTTGATTAAATTGACCACTTGATACTGGAATTCCTTCTTGAACTTGAGCTTGCATTTGTTGTTGATATAAAAATGCCATGTGTTGACCCATATGTGCTAACATTTGACCATATAAAGCTTGTTTCGCTTCAGGTGTTCCACCAAATCTTGGATCATTTATGAATTGTTGATGCACAATAAGATGAGCTTGATGGTCTTGTTCTTCAAAAACTTGAATAGGTTTACCATTTAAGAGGGCCATGTTCTCAGAAACTGGGTCTCTACGAGGAGTTTCTTTATCATCTATTAATAAATTCTCATAATCAGGTACATTTAACGATTGTAAAAATCTTTTATAAGCTTGTTTTACATCAATAATCTGTGGAGCTTGTTGTGCTAATTGAAGTCCAGTCTGTGCTAAAGCTATTCTTTGAGCAGAAGATGAAATATTAGGGTCAGATACTGGTACAACATCAATTGCTTGATCAAAATCTTTTCTTCTAATGATTTTTTTCTCACCAATTGTTTCATATGGATATTCATCGTCTAAATATTCTCCATTTATTTCATAAATTAATTTAAATTCTCTACCTTGAGCTTGATGTAATCGTTTGTGTATAGCAGAAAATACTTTAGAACCTTGTTCTATAAGAGCAATAGTAGTTCCTACTGGACCAGATCCTGCAGATTGACCTACCATTGCATCAGCGATTGAAGCAAAACGTCTACCTGATTCTGTCATTACTCCTAAAAGTTGAAGTAAAGTAGGAGATGGTTCTTTAAATGGAAGTGGAATAAATGATTTTCTTAAATCATCTCCATAAGCTTCTACTTCTACCCATTCTCCCGGAGATATAGTTAAATCTCCACCTTCAATTCTTGCTCCTTTAGCTCTAAATCCACCATTTAAATTTGCAAATGCTGCTGAGTCAAGTAAAGCTCTTAAAGCTCCAGTGCTCGCATGCTGTAGACCGCCGATCATTTGTATTAAACCAAATCCATAAAAACCTAAACCTGGTAAATATTTATAATGAATAAAATAAGTTCTTTTACGTTTTAATTGATCTTCTTCTTTCCAGTTACGTCTAATTGATAATATAATTTGCATATCATAATCAATAGTAACAATATATGGTAAAGCAATTCCATTTTCATCTTCTCCTAAATCTAAATCTACATGCATTTCTAAAATAGTATGTAATCTATCAGCAGATGATGGAGACATACCTTCTAATCTTTGAAGTGTTGCTTGAATTTGATCGTCTGTATTTAAATCGCCTTGTGTTTTAGATAAAGCAACATCTCTATAAAATCCTACAACTTGGTATCTTCTAATTTCATTTACAGATAATTTCATTACTTGTGTATATCTTTCAGCAGTTTGTAAATCTGTATTTTGATATGCAATTACAAAATCTTCTGCTGGTACAAATTTTGCACAAATTCTATCTAACGTATCATCAAAATATATTTTCTTAAATGCTGAACCAGATAATGATAAATAAAATAACATTTGATCTAATTCATTAAAGTAATCAGGTATTTGTGTAGTAAGTTGATAATTCATAAAATCTTCAACTCGTGAAGCTTGTTCTATTTTTTTATCAGTAATCTTACCAATGATTTGGGTTTTCACGGGCCCACCAGCAGGGAATAACTCTGCAATAGCTCTAGCTTGAAATTGTGTGGCAGCTTCTGCAAGTAATGGGTGATGTACTCCAGAAGCTCCCGGAAATGGATCGTTTCTATCTTCAACAATTACGCCTAACATCTTTAGACCTTTAGAGTATTGGTCTTCCCATTCTTTTCTTGAAGATTTATCATCTTCATAAGCTGTAATTAATTGTTTTCCAATTCTTGAAATTTTAAAACTATCTAAAGTTTCTGCAAGATTTTCATAATGATCACTTTCAAAAGCTTCTTCAGCTTTATCAGTTTCATCTTCATTGATGTCGACAGTAATCTTCTTACCTTCATCATCAGTATATTGCAGTTTCTTTTTATCTAGTTCAACTTCAAGTGCCATATTATTTTTTCTTTTTACGTTTAGGAAATCCTGCTTTCATATTTGCATATGCTTTAGCAAATATAGTAGATTTAGATTTAGGTCTACTAATTCCTAATTTTTTTCTTCTATTTATATTTGCGTATAGTCCTTGTTTTTTTTTCATAGGTTTACTAATTTGTTGTGGAAAGTTAGGTCTTGCCAACGGCATTACTTTTTCTTTCCTTTTTTAATTACTCCCCTTGCCATTAAAATATCTTTTTTAGTAACTTTACCGTCACCTGACATATCTGGAAAAGATTTTTTATTTTTTTTCTTTTTTACCATTTTTCCTCCTTTCGTTTCTATATATCCTTTTTTCTCCAATCTTGTTTCTCTGGCTTCCATTTTTTTAGTTTCTTTATTCTCATGTGCCATTGATTCGTCTTTAGCAGCTCTCATTATTTTTTTCCTTTTCTTGCTTCTGATAAAGCAATTGCTATAGCTTGTTTTCTTGATTTAACTTTTTTCTTTGATTTTCCAATGTTAAGTTCTCCCTTTTTATATTCTTTCATAACTTTAGAAATTTTATTTTGTGCTTTTGTTTTTTTCATTGTTTAATACCTCCGGGTTCATACCCTATACATCTATCGTGTAGTATAAAACAAAAAATCACTGGAATAAAGCTAATTATTCCAGTGATTAAACAATCAAAAAGGATCTTATTTTGAGAAGTTTGCTTTGTAATCTTCAAAAGCATCTTTCCAGAACTTTTGAACTTTCTGATTATAGTCAGTCCAGAAGCTCTTAACTTTACTATAATCTAAATAATCTAAAGGGTTAAACATAATTATCTCCTATTGTTAATAAGTATATAATTATTATTTTTTACATTTACAGGTCTCGTCTTTAAATCTTTTAGCTCTTTGTTTTAATTCGTATCTCCATAATTTGTAAGATAACCAAGAATTAAATTTATTTAATATTTTAATTATTATCGACATCTCCATCTTCTTCTAGCTTGTCTTAATCTACTATTAGGATCTTTTGCAGCTTTAGGAAACATTTTCATTTGACCAGCTGATCTTGCACAATAAGATTTTCTTCTTGAAGCTCTTTTACCACTAGGATTTTTTTCTGTAACTGCTGTTGATAATTTAGAACCTGGATTAGCTCGTCTATATGCCATAACACCTTTACGTGTCATACCAGCACCAGATTTAGTAGGTCTAAAATTTCCAGATTTTACAGAAGTCTTAATTGGATTTTCTCGTCTCATATTCTACCTTGTCCGTTATATTTTTTTTTACTCACAGATTTATTTGGTCTTTTAGAATGTCTTCCAGGTCTTTTCTTTTTAGTCCTTTTAAAAAATAAACCAGTTCCGTATGGATTACTTTTTTTTGCCATTTTTCTTTTTTGGCTTTTTAATATTCATAGACTTTTGTAAACGACCTAAACCTGAACCTGAACCCGCTGACATCTTCATACTTTTTTACTCTTATCGTAAGGATTTGGTTTATCTTTATTTTGGAATCTTTCTCTACGACCTTGAGGGTATACATCTTTTTCTAAAGGACTTTTTTCTTTAGAGATAGGAACTACTTCAGCAACATCTGAATCTTCTTCCATATCATCTTCCATATCATCTTCTCTTGATGAATCTTGATCTTCCATATATCCTTCATCATCAAATAATTTTGATTTTGATATATTTTCAAATTCTACATCTAAAATATCTTTAGTAACTTCTTTAGTTGTTTTTGCCATAATTAACCTCTTGATCTATCTTGACCTTTTTTAAAACCATTTTCGTCAAATGATTCAATGCTTCCTATATATTTAATATCGGGATTAAAGTAAAGGTCTTTACCTTTATTTTTTTGTTGTTCTTTCTCAATGTAATCTTTTTCTTCT